GTGCTTAACGCGAAAGACACACCGTAATCTTCGCGCTGCAAATGCAATCGGGCCATAACCCAACCGATCTTCACGAGCAAGAGCGCATCAAGGCAGATGAAGCTGCTGCGGCGCGAGTTCTGCGAGAGCTGGAGATCGATGACTTGAAGTGGTTGATGGCGCATCGGCAGGGCCGTCGAATCATGTGGCGGATTCTGTCAGCGGCAGGAGTGTACCGAACGACGTTTCACGAGTCGCAGAAGGTGCAGGACTTTCGCGAAGGGATGCGCAACTCGGGTCTGGTGTGGGTGAACGAGATCCACGAGGCGTGTCCCGATGCGTACGAACTGATGAAGAGGGAGCAGAACCCACATGCCCGATCCCGTACAGGGTCAGCAGACGGAAACGCTACTGACGGACGATAAGCCCCAAAGCGGCGGAGACGAGGCGGCGAAAGCTGCGGCCGACAAAGCGGCAGCGGACAAGGCTGCGGCCGACGCGGCGAACCAGACGCCGGAGCAGAAGGCGGCAGCGGAGAAGAAAGCCGTTGACGACAAGGCGGCGGCAGACGCAGCCGCGGAGAAGCAAGGGGCGCCCGAGAAGTACGAGGCGTTCGTGGCACCCGAGGGCGTCACGATCGACGAGACTACCACTGGAGAGTTCGGGGCGCTCGCGAAAGAACTGAATCTCTCGCAAGAGAGTGCGCAGAAGGTCTATGACCTGGGCGCGAAGATGACGCAAAAGGCGTCGGACAAGTTCAAAGCCGACATCGTCGCCCAGGTGAAGAAGTGGGGCGACGAGTCGAAGGCCGACAAAGAGATCGGCGAAGCGTTTGACGAGAACTTGGGCGTTGCGAAGTTGGGTCTGGAGAAGACCGGCACGCCCGAGCTGAAGAAGCTGCTGAAAGAGAGCGGCCTGGGGAATCACCCGGAGTTTCTCCGGCATTTCCTCCGCCTCGGAAAGCAGTTCAAGAACGACAAGACTGTGACGGGGGCAGATTCCAAGGCACCGGCAACCGCGCAGGGTTTTTACATGAATTCGAAGATGAACCCGTAGAGGAGTGAAGAGAAAATGGCAACACTGTCAATCACCAATCCCACGCTGCTCGACCTGAAAAACGCACTCGACCCGAACGACAAGATCGCCAAGGTCATCGAAGTGCTCAATCAGACGAACGAAATCCTCTCGGACATGACCTGGATCGAGGGCAACCTCTTGACCGGGCACCAGACCACGGTTCGCACCGGCCTGCCGGCGCCGACCTGGCGCAAGTTGTACGGCGGCGTGCAACCGAACAAGTCGCAGACCGTGAAGATCACCGATGCAACGGGCATGCTGGAGGCCTACGCCGAGGTGGACAAAGCGCTCGCCGACCTGAACGGGAACAGCGCCGCCTTCCGCTTCTCCGAGGATCTCGCCCACATCGAGGGCATGAACCAGGAGTTCGGGCAGACCCTCATGTACGGCAATGAGTCGACCGAGCCCGAGGCCTTCACCGGTTTCTCGCCGCGGTTCAACTCCCTCGCCGCCGCCAACGGAGACAACGTCATTTCCGGCGCTGGCGCCGGCTCCGACAACATCAGCGTCTGGCTGGTGATTTGGGGCCCGAACACCGTTCACGGCATCTACCCCAAGGGCTCCGTTGCGGGCCTGCGCGTCGAAGACAAGGGCCAGGTGACGATCGAGAATGTCGATGGCGCGGGCGGACGCATGGAAGCGTATCGCACCCACTACCGCTGGGACTGCGGCCTGACCGTGCGCGACTGGCGCTACATCGTTCGCATCGCAAACATCGACTCGTCCGATCTGACGAAGAACGCAGCGACCGGCGCCGATCTGATTGACCTGATGGCGCAAGCGCTTGAACTGCCCCCGTCCCTGACGGTGGGTCGTCCGGTGTTCTACGTGAACCGGCGCGTGCGCTCGTTCCTCCGCCGGCAGATCGCGAACAAGGTCGCGGCGAGCACGCTGTCGATGGAACAAGTCGCCGGCAAGCACGTTGTGATGTTCGACGGCATTCCCGTGCGGCGCGTCGACCAGCTTCTGATGACCGAAGCGGTCGTGGCGTAGTCGGCCCCCGAATTCCAAGAGGAGAAAGCAACATGATTCTGGACGAAAGATCCGAATTCGCCGACGCGACAGCGTTGAGCACCGCGGGCACCGGTCGTGCCTTGTTCGGTGACGTGATCGACCTGGGCGGCGCGGCATTCAACCCGGTCGTACCGGGTGACGTGGGGCAGGGACGCGATCTCTACCTCGTCATCTCGATCGACACCGCCGTTACGTCAGGCGCCGCCGCTAGCGTGTCGTTCGAGCTATCGAGCGATGCGCAAGCAGCGATCGCGACCGATGGCACTGCGACCCTGCACTACTCGACCGCGGCAATTCCGAAGGCGACCCTCGTCGCCGGGTACGTGGTCGCCGTGGTGGCGCTGCCGTGGCAGAACCCTGCCTACGAGCGGTTTCTGGGCATCGTTCAGAACGTCGTGACCACCGCGCTCACCGCAGGCAAGGTCAACGCTTTCCTGACGACCGAGCCGGCCAAGTGGTCGAGCTACCCCGACGCGATCTAGGCTGAAACGGCGTGAGAGTCGTAGCGGTCCAGGTCGGGTTTTACCGGGGAGCCCGCCGTCGCGTAGGCGACATCTTCGACATGGCCGAGTCGGTCATGAAGAAGGACAAGGCGGGCGCCGCGGTACTGCCCAAGTGGGTGGAGGCGGCACCGGCCGACGAAGCTGCTGCCAGAGCGCTCGCAACCTCTGCGCGGCAAGCAGAGGAGGCGAAGAACAAAGCCGGAGCTCTCGCGGCGAGTGGGGGCAAGGCGGCAAAGGGCAAGACGGACGCCACGCAGGATCTCGTTTAAGCGGCTTTTTACTGCCGCCTGGCATTGCGCCTGACGAGCAAACGCCGCCTCCGGGCGGCGTTTCTTTTTGAGGTAGAGACATGGCATCTGATGTCGGAATTTGCAACCTGGCGCTGGGCCATCTTGGCAATCGCGCCAACGTGTCCGCTATCAATCCGCCCGATGCCAGTGTCGAGGCCGAGCGCTGCGCCGAGTTCTACCCCATCGCGCGTGACGGACTGCTCGAACGCCACGCCTGGCGCTTCGCTACACGCCGTGCGGTCTTGGCCGAAGTAGAGAACACGACCACGAGCTGGGCTCTCGCTTACGCGTTGCCGGGCGGCTGCGTGCGCCCGCTTGCGGTCCTCTTCCCCGAGTCTACCGACGACACCGACGCCCAGGACTATACGATTGAAACGGACGACGAGGGTGCGGAGGTTCTCTACACCAATGTCGAGCAGGCGACGCTCAAGTTCATCGTTCGGGTTGAAGACGCGAACAAGTTCACCCCGCTCTTCGTGAGTGCCTTGGCGCGCCTGCTCGCGTCGTATCTCGCCGGGCCGATATTGAAGGGCGCCGAGGGGATGAAGGTTGCCGCGGCGCACCTGAAAATCTTTGAAGAGGTTGATCTTCCGCGCGCGGTCGCGGCGAACGCGAACAGCACGAAGAACAGTGCTTACGGCGCGCGGCACGTTCCGGGGCACATCAAGGCGCGATCGTAATGCGGCCGTACACTCGGTCATTCGCGGGCGGGGAGATCTCTGACGAGCTCTTCGGGCGGCTGGATCTCGCCAAGAACCAGACGGGCCTTGCCGAGTGCCGCAACTTCGAGGTGCTGCCGGCGGGGCCGGTGCAGAACCGCGCCGGCTGGGAGTACGTCAACCGGGTCAAGGACATTACGAAAGCCACGCGGCTTATTGACTTTGCGTTCAGCACGACGCAGACGTTCCACATCGAGCTGGGCGATCAGTACATTCGCTGGCACACGAGCGGCGCGACGCTCCTCGAAACGGCCAAGAACGTCACCGCCATCACGCAGGCGAACCCGGGCGCGGTGACGAGCGCCGCGCATGGATTCAACAACGGCGACTGGACGTTCCTCGCCGCCATCGTTGGCATGACGCAGCTGAACGGGCGGTACGTGAAGGTCAAGAACAAGACCGCTGACACGTACGAGCTCACCGATCTCGACGGCAATAACATCAATACGACCGGGTACACCGCGTACGCCTCGGGCGGCACCACCGCGCGCGTCTATGAGATCGCCTCGCCGTACCTCGAAGCGGATCTCTTCGATCTGCATGTGACGCAGAAAAACGACGTGGTGTCGATCGCACACCCGAGCTACGACATACGGGAGTTGAAGCGTTTGGGCGCGACGAACTGGACGCTGACCATTGTCGACTTCAATCCGGCTATGGCGACTCCCACTAGTTCCATTTGGACGTTTGGGTATCCGCCGACGAGCGGCGTACAGGTGACGCAGGGAA